GAGATATGAGTATGCCCACACACAAGAGTTATCAACAGGTATAGACTAGTAGCATTTTGTGCCAGATAGGAGTATAATAAAAACAGGTCGGAAATTACAAATTAAAAATCTATAAAATCAAATGGAAAAATTAAGTAAAGGAGATAAAGTGTGGATGACAATAGTGCTAACTCTCATCATAGGGTTAATGCTAGTCATAGCATGGGGTGGAATTAAACTAGCAGCGCGAACATTCATGTACGCGGAAGCGAAGAGAGCCACGGCCGAGTGCCAAGAGTGGCAGGACCAAGCCAGGGTCTTCAAAAACTACTACCTAACAGATTGGCAAAAAGAACAGTGCGATTATTACAACATTAAAATTGAAATTAAATAACAATGAACTTAAATCAAGTAATACTTATAGGAAGAGTCGTACGAGATCCTGAAGGCAAAGCATTGCCTGGAGGAACTACAGTCTCGAACCTATCACTAGCAACCTCAAAAGTCTACAAAGATAAACAGGGTGTTAAAAAAGAAGAAACCGAATTCCACAACCTAGTGGCATACGGCAAGACCGCAGAAATTATAAATCAGTATGTGAAAAAAGGTCAGCTCATAAATATCGTTGGAGAATTAAAAACTCGCAACTGGGAGAAGGAAGGAGTCAAACACTATCGAACAGAAATAACCGTCAACCAGATGCAGATGGGACCAAGCGCAGGCGGAGCAAAAACAACCACAGAAAAACCCAAGGTCGATAGTAGTGATGAGAATCAATACGAAGGGCTAGACGGACCAGACCAAGAAACAGTGCAACAGGGAGATATCCCATTTTAATAAATTAACTGAAGGGCAGCATTCCAAGTTTAAGGTCCGGTGTCGAGGGGGCTTCCCAGAATCCTCCTACTGGGGAAACGTAAAAGGGACGCCTTAAACGTGGACTACTGCTCTTCAACAAAACAATCCAATAATTATGAATGACTTAGAAGTAAAGTGCCAAGGGCCATATGAAGGTACAACATGTCCAAACGAAGCAACATTTTTATTCACAGTATCAGAACAAGAATTCTTCAAAGAAAAAGGGTTCCAATCTCCAAAGAGATGCCCACTATGTAGAGATTTGAAGAAGAGTCGCTTCAACGATACACCAAAGAAAAATAACGAACCAAGGGTAAGAGACAGAGACTTGGTATAAATCAAATGTTCAAATCAAGCAAATCTATTATATTCAAACAAAAGGAACTTCAGGAAGGAGATATAGTTAAAATGGAAGATATTAAAAATTCCATAGTCCCCATAGAAAAAACGATAGTAATGGGTAACTTAAAAGAAAAGTATAAACTTTTCGATCACCAAGTAGAAGGAATTGAATTCGCAAAGACTCATAAGCGCGTAATCATCGCAGACGAAATGGGACTCGGGAAGAGTCGCCAGGCCGTCATAGCAGCGAGAGAAGACGAAGCCAAGGGGGTCTTAATCATTTGCCCGGCATCACTAAAGATTAACTGGCAACGCGAAGTAAAGATTGTATATCCAAACGATAAGATAAATGTAGTGGAATCAGGAAAAGAAACCACTATCACTGAAGCCGACTGGATAATTGTGAACTATGACATGCTTCCAAAATACCGAGACCAAATACTTGGAATGGTAGAGAGGGGAATAATAGATACCGCAATCATCGATGAAGCTCACTATATCAAAGGGAAGAAAACAATCAGAGCAGTCAATACCCTAGACATTGTGACAAAACTCGAAAGAGTCTATGCTCTCACGGGAACACCGATAATGAATAGACCAATAGAGATGTTTAATTTGCTGAAGGCAATAAGGCACCCAATAGGAAGAGCAAGAACAGTGTATGCAAAAAGATACTGTGGAGCATTCCTAAAAACTATATACATGAAGACAGGAAGAGTGATCCGTTTCAATGATGAGACAGGAGCCACGAACCTCCAGGAACTCCGAGAATTCACAAAGGACTCGATATTGAGAAGACTCAAGAAAGACGTCCTAAACCTGCCAGAGAAGATCATCTCAGTGCAGATGTGTGAACTCTCAAAAGACTCACGCAAGGAATACGATAACGCCTTCGATGCGTACGTGGAATGGATAGTAAACAATCAGATAGAAAAGAATGTGGAGAACATAATGGATGCGAGACACTTGGTGGAGCTGATGAAGCTGAAGCAAGTATGCTCACGTGCCAAAATGCAAAGATTGATAACAGACATCCGCAGTGCCGTAGAACAAGGCAATAAAGTAATAGTATTCAGTCAGTTCACAAATACCATAATGGCCCTGAAGGAAGAGCTATCAAAAGAGAAACGTGGAAGTGCATACGATGACTCCCACGAACCAATCAAGGCAGTGACTCTAACAGGGCAGGACGGTATGGATGCGAGACAGAAGTCGGTAGATGCATTCCAAAATGATGACAAAACAAAAGTCTTCATCGCGAACATCAAAGCCGGTGGTGTAGGAATAACCCTCACCAAGGCATCAATCGTAATGTTCGCAGATATGGAATGGTCCCCTGAGATACACTCCCAGGCCGAAGACCGCGCACATCGCATAGGGCAAGAAGGAACTGTCAACGTATATTATTACATCGCAGAAGATACAATCGAAGAAGACATAGTCGAGATACTTGAAAGGAAGCGACTCATCATCAGGGAACTGATAGACGGGGACCAGACAGGAAAGTATGCCGAAGAAATGAAGCGAATCATAGCTATGGATGATGAAATAGAAAGAGAGAAAGAACTAGCCAAACTAGAAAAGGCAATGAACAAAAATAGCGGATCCGTGTCGATGGCATCCGAATTCCTTAGTAGAATGAAAACGAAGCTTGGGTTATCCACTCCCAAGTAACTAGCACAATATGACAACACATAGTAAAATAACAATAAGGGACCTGGTCGAAGTCCTCAAAAAGAAAGAACCCAAAGATGAATTAACAGTGACGGATATAGTAAATGGTAAGTACATGCCATGGGCAAAACACCACAGAACAATCCTCAAGCTAATTCAAACAGACTCCGAGAATCAAAACATATTAAAAGTAAGAGAAACGGAGCAAGGGTATTACATACAAAGTCGAAATCTTATAAGATACATAATTTTATACGGACCTGCCCTAATGGGTATGATCCGACAAACAAAATCAAATGACAGCAAAAAAAGAAGTAGTAAAGGAAGCAAAGGTAGGAAATAAAATCAAGCATAATAATATCTTCGAAGCCTTATCTGCTCTGCAGGGAGAATTAAAACCTCTCGCCAAAACAGAGCAGGTTAGCTTTGAGAAGAAAGCCGGTGGAAAAGTAGAATACAAATTCACTCCACTATCAGCCATCACAGAATTCTTATATCCACTCATGGCAAAACACGGACTATCATTCCGCCACGAGAACGTCAAAGACGAAACAGCATGGGGGGTAGTAGCGATTGTTACACATGAAACATATTACAAAAATGCATTTACTAACCCACTCACAGGAGAAACAAGCTTCGAACCTTGGAATGAAATAAGAAGTGGAATGGTTAAGATAAGCCAAGCAGCCGAGATGAAGGATACAGGAGCAGCTATCACATATGCTAGAAGATACTCCCTAACCCAACTTCTAGGTCTATCAACCGAAGAAGACAAGGATGCAGAGTTCCTAGAAGAGTCAGCTAAGAACGCCACCACATTCGCCTATACAAGGGCCAAGGAAGGGTTAGACAAGGCAGTCGATGAAAAGACCGTCAACAAGCAATTAGATGCGCTGAAGAAGGAAATAGCACTCGTAGAAGGTGGTAAACCAGGAGTGCTAGGACTAAGTAAAGAACAGTACGAAGAACTCATCAGACACGCAGAGTTCAGACTACGCCAAATAGCTGAAGTCGAAAAGGCTAAACAACCTAAATAATAAAATCTATGGCAAAGAAAAAAGAAACAACAGAAACGGTAGAAGTAATCAGCTTCTACCCAGATAAAAAGGAGGGACTATCCCCATCAGCCCTACAGGCCTGGATAGAAAACAGATCAAGCTTTATAAAATCATACTTCCTTGAAGAGAGAATACAGGATACAGCAGCAATGTCCGCCGGAAAGAAAATCCATAAACTCATTGAAGCCGGACTTATGCCTGCCAAAAAAGTATTCACAGTCTCAGAAAAAGAGATAAGAATAGAGCTTGCTCCAGGAAAAGTAATCAGAGGATTCCCAGACAGTCATGAAGAACTAACTGAAGAAGAAATCGCAGAACAAAAAGGGACAAATAACCTTATTGAATTTGTCGACTATAAATCAGGAAAAGCAAATGGATGGGAAGAGAAGCTAGGCACAGATATAAAGATGAAAGCAACTGCCTGGCTAGTGTGGATGAAGAATGATAAACCCGCACAGGTGCGCGGATACATAGAATACTTCGCTACACAATGGGATGCTGATACAAGAGAGATAGTCCCAATCGAAGGAGTGGAATCAGAACTAGTCGAAACAGTATACAGATACGGGGAGCTAGATGAATTCACTGATGTAATACTAAAAGCCTTCAAAGAGATAAATGAGTTCTATCTAAAATGGTTAGATCGAACAGACAAGTTTATCAACGAGCAGGACTTAGAAGAATACGTAAGCTTGAAGACAAAGAAGGAAAAGCTAGAAATGGAGATGGGAGCAATAGCCGAAAGAATACTAGATGAGATGAACTTCGGCGGGATAACAACCCACAAAACACCACTAGGAACATTCTACATAACAGAAAGAAAGACATTTGAATACCCAGAAAAGATGATACTAGATAACGGAATGGACCTTGCTACAACAGAAGAGCAAGTCGATGCTCTAGAAAAATCTATAAAAAAAGCAAAGAAGAACTATGAACTCATTGCCGAACCAATCTCAACAGCAACTTCCATGGGATTCAGAAAGCCCACAGAAAAGTAGCGAAGAGATAAGAGACCACTGCCCGCACTGCGGGCAAAGTCTCGGATACAAATCAAGTGTATCACGCGGAGTAGTATCGGTCCTTAAAACAATGTGGAGAGCAATAGGTCAGAAGGGAATCAACGCCATCCACATAGAGAAGGAGCTAGTCCAGAAGGGAGCGCTTACAGGTAACCAGGGCCGAAACTGCATACACATGACAAAGCTAGGTCTTATAGCACACATAAAAGATGAACCGGGAAACTACTGCATCACAACCAAAGGAGCAGACTTCCTAAATGGTAAACAAATATCAAAGAGTGTGACAGTAAAAAAGAGAACAGAAAGCGAAGGGTCCCGTACAATAGAACAATCAGAAGAAATGTGTACGATCCACGACTTCCAGGGTAAAGGAGAATACTGGGAAATACCAGGATTCGAAATCAGAGAAGGTCGAATAATACCTCCTAAGATAGATATAGATTTATGAGACTAGAAGACCTTATCAAAAAGCTAGAAAGACTCCATAATGCCTACGGCGATTGTGAAGTAGTAGTATACAAATCATACCAACAAAAAGAATCGCAAATACTTGGAGCAAGTGATGTGTACTACGATGCAGATGAAGAAAATGTAAGTATCGGAATATATGATTAAACCAATACCACTGAAGTTAAGAGAAGAGATGGACCGAGACCCATACTACCACATATGTTGCGTGACAGGGGTCAGGAACGTCAAAATCGAATGGCATCATAACTTCAAGTGGGAAGGAGAAAGGCTCAATGAAAAGTGGTGCATATTGCCTCTGGCTCAATACGTACATGACAAGGCCAGAACAAGAAAAGTGAAAGACTACCTAGACTACATAATGCTAAACAGAGCGAGTGAGTCGACACTCAAAAAATATAGCAAGGGCGAGAACCTAATTGAAAAAAGAGATCGCTTAAACAAATACTATGATAACGAAGAAAATATCCCTCTTCTATGAGGTAACAAATAAAGAGATAGTCCCACCAGGCCAGGGAGCAATAGACAAAAAGGACGCCTGGATAAAGGAGATACAACGGTCCGTAGAAGCGGAATGGAAGCCGAGAGTCATCAAAGTAACCTACGAACTATTCAACCCAGAGACAGAGCAGCAGAGAAAGTTCTTCGAAGGAGCGGTAGTAGACTACTGGCTCATCCAAAGCCAAGAAGATATCCACATAGAAATCACACCAGGTATGCACAAAAAGGCCCGTGAGACCCTACTGGATAACATTCTAGGATTTAATGTGAGCCTTATGAACAGAGTTGTTAGACGAAGACGAAGTACCACAGACTTTATAGACACCCAGAAGTGGCACGAATTCCTGGAAACCTTAAAAGAAACAGAGTTTGACCCAAATGGGTACGAGTTCCCAGATAGTAAATACTTCAATGGCCTAGCTGATAAGTATGGATACGAGAAGGCGAAGGGAGTTGCACTAGACGAACTGAGAAAAAAGCTCTCTAAAAAATTATCCTAACTTATTAACTAGCACACTATGATAGTGTGTGATAAAATATAACCGTAACTATGATAACACCAGATTTCTTAATAACGCCATACGAGGTTCATGCATGTGAAGACTTGAGACCAAGCGATAGCCCCGTGTATGCGGTGGCTTATTGGTTCGAAAAAATGCGAGGAGAAAAATGTATCGCAAGCAATGCTACCATTGCAGAAATTGCAAAAGTATCAGAGCGTGCAGTGGGAGGGTCCCTAGAGAGACTAGAAAAAAACGGATTCATTAGAAGGATATACAACCCAGACGGATCGCGAGCAGAGATAAAAACACTAGTATCATACACCAAGAGAGAACATAAAGAAGAAGGGGATACTGGAAAGCCCGCAGAAGTAGTACACAAAGAAACACCAGGAGAAAAAGCAAAGCGCTTCTTCAATTCAGATGGACTATACGCTAAAGAACTTATAGATAAAATTGTAGAGAACGGTGGAAATAGAGAAGAAATAACGAAAGAGATGAGGAAGTTCTATTCATACTGGACCGAACCAAACAAGAGTGGCACAAAAGTAAGATGGCAACAACAAACTAACTTCGATGTCGGACGAAGATTAGGGACATGGTTTAATAATAAAAAAGGTGGATTTGGCAAAGCCGGGTCCGGAAGAGAAATATGAGTGAAATAATAATACACGAAAATCTATACGCAGTGGTAAAGAAAAACGGAATGGTCTACTGGGTCAAAGAAGAGACAGGAAAGGCCCTAGAGCAATCCTTAATCAATCAGGAAGCCCATGGCTTCATAAGAATAAAAGAAGTGCCAGTGACATTCAACAGTGCAGAGCTAGATGGGGTATACACAAAGCAGCAGTACGAAGATATAATGAGAGCCAAGAACGGAGAGTGGCAATGCCCTCACAGGAAATGGCATAAGAAAAACTTCAAGTGTGACTGCAGTACAGAGATATGGAAAAAGCATGAGCAAGAAAGAATTGAGACAGAAAGAAGAGCGGAGATAGACAGGAGAAGTGATCCAGAGGTACAAAAGAAGGTCGACAAAGCTCTAAAAGAAAATAGAAAAATACTTGAAGAGAAAGGATTATTAACTAAGAAAATGAAAATAGATGATTAACGCATACAACCTAAAGAAGGCATTCAAAGACCTTCATAAAACAACAGTCAGGAACGTGGCCAACGACATCATCCAGTACGTATTCCACAGAGATGCAAGCCAGGAAGAACTAGAAAACTTCTATGGTGGGGCAGTGGATAGAAATGCCATGATAGATGATACAATCAAAAGGTTTGAGTCAGATAAACTTATACTCAATTTTATAAACAATAATCTAAACACAATAAAAGCCTATGGAAAAAACAAGATTGGAGACATTAATCTTACTGAAGAACGAGCAACTGGAGAAATCATTGATGAACGAAGCGGGACTTCGAATGATGAAGAGAATAGCGGAGGAGACACCCAACAGGGTAATGGCAACGAGGTTCAACAGTAGAACATTACTCGATGAACCTATCACCGCTAGTGATCGTGTAAAAGAATTCACAGAAGCGTGCATGGTAGATGTTGCCCGCCTCAATGAATATGATATAATGATTAAAGAAGAAAAAGAGAAGGGCGAATCTCAACTATAAAATCTATGAAAAAAATAAACTGGACAATTGAAAAAAGAAAACTCTCTGACCTACAAGAAGCAGATTACAATCCACGTAAGATGAGCGAGCAGGAAGAGAGAGACCTAAATGACAGTGTCGAAGAATTCGGTGCTGTTATTCCTGTTGTTGTAAACATTGGGAAAAGAGAGAACATCCTAATTGGTGGACACCAGAGAAGAAAGATATACGAGAAGCGTGGCATAACAGAGATTGATGTCATAGTGCCAGACCGTGAGCTATCAACAGCCGAGGAGAAGAGACTAAACCTTCGCTTGAATAAGAACACAGGATCCTGGGACCAAGACAAACTCCGAGATATGGGACTTAACCTATTGCTTGAAGTAGGGTTCGGAGATGATGACCTCCAAACATTCTTTGATGACGTTGATGTCATAGATGATTCATCTATGGGAGGAAGAAATCCAAAGGATATTAAAAACCCAAAGGCAAGGCCAGGAGACCTATACCAACTAGGAGACCACTTCGTTATGTGTGGAGATGCAACCAACATAGAAGACGTGAAGAAACTGATGGGTGGCAAACATGCTGATATGATATTCTGTGACCCACCACTACACCTAGTAGCCAAGGAAGGCCACATATTAACACCAAAGAAAGAGAAGAAGGACACAGGCGACTATGCCAAATTCTTGGATATGAGTATCGAGAATGCACTGACATACTCAAAGCCGAACTGCCATCTATTTTATTGGTGCGAAGAAAAGAACATCTGGCTACTGCAGACACTATACGCACAGCGTGGAATCAAGAGCGATAGGGTCCTCATCTGGGTAAAGAGCAACATGCAGGTCACACCAAAGACTGCATTCAATAAAGCCTACGAGCCAATCGTGTATGGAACCAAAGGAACACCATTCATAAACAGCAACATCAGAAACCTAAGCGAGATAGTGAACAAGGAGATTGAACCAGGAAACCAAATTCAGGAAGACATCTTCGAATATCTAAACATAAACATCAACAAAGAAGACCGCGAAGGGAAATATGACTATACATTCCAGAAGCCAGTATCACTTATAGAACGCCCTATGAAGCGCTGTACAGCCCCAGGACACATAGTCCTAGACCTATTCGGTGGAGCAGGAAGCCTACTTATAGCAGCCGAACAACTGAAGAGAAAAGCTTATCTAATGGAAAGCGATCCAATCATGGTCGATGTGATGATCGAGAGATGGGAAGAGTTTACAAATTTGCGTAGTAAGAAAATAAAATAATATGCCAAGCTTTAAATCAATGATGAATGGTGGAGGAAAAGTCCACAGTGCAAGAAAGAGAGCAAGTAACGTGAATAAACACATAAGGATAGCCAGAGCAACGACAGGCCATGAGCAGGAAGTACACGTAAGAAAGGCCCAGAAATTGATAGACAGATATAGATAAAGAGTTATCCACTAGTAGCATTTTGTGCCAGATAGGAGTATAATGTGCTTGTGGTCGAGAACACATTATAAAAAATCTATAAAATATATGGCAAACAATCTAGGGATAAACCTAAAAGATAAAAAAGTCATAGCTCGCGGAAAAGTATTCGAATGCAAAGATGGGTTCGGATGCAGCCCAGAGACAAGCGGAAGTAAAATCTTTGGAAATTGGGAAGGAGAACCAGTAGAAAAAGATCGCAACGGAATTGATATATGGGATGTGATAAGTGGCTATGAAGTTAAAGGGATAGTGGTAGAGTAAGTCGAACATTAAAAATCTATAATCTATAATCTATAATCATGGTGTGCATTATTAGCTTATGATAACAGAACAGGAAAGAGTCAATCTAAATATAGACTTAAGAGAAATAAACCATACTCTTAAAAATCAGAAAAATATAATGGCGAGTGAGTATCAAGAATTATATAATAAGAAAGTCGAGATATTAAAAAAACTATTAAACAAACAATAATGAAAACAGCAGAATGCGTTTCACCTAAACATCCAGATAAGATTTGCGACCAAATATCAGATGCAATCCTAGACTGGTGTATATCAAAAGATCCAAATGCTAGGGTTGCGATAGAAACAATGGGAGGTCACGGTAAGGTATATATTACAGGAGAAATAACTATAAAAGAAGAATCTGTTTATAGTTATGATTTTTATAGAGAAGTCCACTCAATAGTTAAAAGAATTGCAGGACAACTAAACGATATACAAATAAATATCGTTAAACAAAGTCCGGAAATAGCCAATGGAGTAGATACCGGAGGAGCCGGAGACCAGGGAATAATGGTAGGATATGCCTGTAACGATAACGAAGAAATGGTCCCACAGGAATACTACCTAGCAAGAAGTCTATGTAGATTCATTTATGAGAAGTATCCATACGATGGAAAGACACAGATAACACTAGGGGACGATAGTAATATAAGCACAATTGTCGCTAGTTTCCAAAACGCTCATAGCTATGATTTAAGAGAATTGGTTGATGAATGGATAGACAAAATGAAATATCCACACGCAGGATGTATTATACACTGTAATCCTGCAGGAGACTGGAATCAAGGTGGCTTCGATTCAGATACAGGGCTCACGGGTAGAAAGCTCGCAGTAGATAACTACGGACCACAGATACCAATCGGTGGAGGAGCATTCTCCGGGAAGGACTCAACAAAGGTAGACCGCTCAGGAGCATACATGGCCAGACACCTCGCAGTAGGAATACTGAAGGAAGAGAAAGCCAAAGAAGTAACAGTCAAACTTGCCTACTCAATCGGGGTAGCAAAACCCGTAATGGCAACCGCAGAGATAACAAGCATGGTGGATGGATACAATGTAACAAGAACAGTAGACCTATTTGAAGTCTACGATGAGGATGGAGAAACAATGACACCAAAAGCAATGATTGAAAAATTAAAATTAAGAGAACCTATATTCGAGAAGACCGCACAATGGGGTCACTTCGGGGAAGGGTTCGAGTGGGATAAGTAACATGAGCAAAGCAAGGAACCATATAGACGAAAAGAAAGCGATACAGATACTCAAAGAAGCATATGGTTTACAAGTTCAAAAGATAAATTTTTATCAACTAAGAATTAGGAATGAAGAAAAGCCAAACATTTTCTTCGACTGGTACCACACAACAGGGTCCGTAGTAGTGAATACAAACAGCACATACTACAAAGCAATAGATAAGATAGTAGATCCTGAAGAATTGGCAATAAGGATACAGAAATATATATATGAAAAAATCTAAAGAAATAAAAGTCCTCTCACTCTTCGATGGCATATCATGTGCCAGAGTGGCACTTGATAAACTCGGATATAAGAAAGTAACATACTACTCAAGCGAGACAGACAAGTATGCGATACAGATAGCACAGAAGAATTGGCCGAATATAATACAGATGGGAGATGTGAGAGACGTAGGAAAGACCGTATTAGTTGAGGGAATAGACCTACTCATAGGCGGAAGCCCATGCCAAGACCTATCAATCGCAGGTAAGAGAAAAGGACTCTCGGGAGAAAGGTCAGGACTCTTCTGGGAATTCGTCAGGATCCTAAAAGCGACAAAACCAAAATACTTCGTGCTAGAGAATGTGAACTCAATGCCAAAAGAAGCCAGAGACGTGATAACAAAGGAACTTGGAGTTGAGCCAATTATGATAGATGCCGCACTGGTATCAGGCCAAACAAGGAAGAGATTATTCTGGACAAATATACCGGGAATTAAATTACCGGAAGACAAAGGAATACTCTTGAAAGATATACTTGAAAATGCAGACACAGATAGATTAAAGAGTCACTGCATTGATGCCAATTATTACAAGGGAGCCAACTGGGAACAATACAAAAAGAAAGGAAGAAGACAATTAGTAATAGGAACACAAAGAATCGGACAGATAGGTAAAGGTGGTCAAGGAGATCGAATATACAGCCCTGAAGGAAAGAGCGTAGCACTATCAGCACTAGGGGGGGGCAGAGGAGCTAAGACAGGCTTATATTTAGTGGTCCCTGAAGCAACTAAGAAAGGATACGCGATAGCAAAGGAAGGCCAGAGTGTAGACCTATCATTTCCAAAATCAAAAACTAGACGTGGAAGAGTAGGAGACAAAGCAAAGAACCTGATGACAAGCTCAACCATTGGGGTATTCCAAAAAGGAGTAGTAAGAAAGCTTACCCCACTAGAATGTGAAAGACTTCAATGCTTGCCAGATAACTATACCGAAGGGCAGAGCAATGCACAGAGATACAAAGCCTGTGGAAATGCATTCAATGTGGATGTCGTAGCCCACATATTAAAAAATATGGTATAATAATTATATGAAAAAATCTATAATACAACCAGGAGAAATATACAAACTAGGAGATCACATCCTAGGGTGTGGATCCTGCACGGATGACTCATTCGTGAAAGAGGTCCTCAAGAAAGCGGGCAAGATAAAAATGATACTCACAGATCCTCCGTACGGAGTAGCCTATGTAGAAGGAAAGAAAGACTTCAACAAACTCGGCAAGGAGAACGTGAAGGTCATAATGAACGACCACCTACAGACAGAAGAAGAGTACGCACTCTTCACAGCTGACTGGATGAACGCGGTCAAAGATAACCTAGACACATACAACTCCTGCTACATATTCAACAGCGACCTAATGTTCCGCGCACTACGAAACGGGATAGACAAAGCCGGCTTCTACTCTAGCCAGATGATCATCTGGGTAAAGAACACGGTAGTGGTGGGACGAAAGGACTATCTACCAATGCACGAGGTAGCAGCCTACTGTTGGCACGGAAGACATAAGATGAATAGACCGAAAGCCAAGAGTGTCATATTCCACCCAAAGCCAAGCTCGTCAAAATTACATCCAACAATGAAGCCCGTGGGACTGCTACGAAAGATAATCCCAAACAACACGAAAGCAGGAGAGTGGATATACGATCCATTCGGGGGGTCAGGTAGCACGCTTATCGCATGTGAACATATGGGGAGAAAGTGTGCGATGATAGAGCTTGACCCTGCCTACTGCGCCACCATTGTCGAAAGGTGGGAGACATTAACAAAAGAAAAAGCAATAAAAATATAATGGCAAAAACAAAAAAGACAAATAGAAACTTCGGGTACATAGACTTCAAAGATAACTATAAACAGGAATGTTCCATCCAAGAGAGTAGTAATGTGATACCACATTTATGGATAGGAATAGAAAAAGATTTAGAAGGAGAAGATGTGAATCAGAGAATGCACCTAAACGTTAAACAAATAAAAAAAATTATACCGATACTCCAATACTTTGTAGAGAATGAATCATTACCAACTAAGTATAAAAAGATATGATGCACGCAATGCCAGATTCAATAGTAGGAAAAATGTTCAAGTACGGACACTTCCAACACGGAACCATAGAACAGCTACCAGACGATAGGATGTGTGAATGCGGAGCATGGCCAGAGACAGAAGAAGCCAATAAGATATGCCCAAAGGCCACATACGTCAGCCGGGAAGTAATGAACAGGGAAATAAATGCCCTAGTCAAAACATTCGGACACGGGACATCAGGGAGAAAGCTAAGCAAGAAGGTTAACAAATTATACAAGAGAGAAATGCAGAGCGTAGTCGAACGCAAAGCAGATGAGTTATATAAAGACTTCGAAGAACATATCAAACCATGTCCCAAGTGGATCCCGAAAGGATGGTGGAGAGCATGGGGAAGTATATTCATAGAGGGGTTAGAATAAGATGAAAGAAATAAACGCACATAATTTCAAAGAGGTATATGAGATGCTAGGTATAAACCTATCCAAACTAGGATGTATAATGCTTGATACCGAGCCAATAGAAACAAATTACTGGGTGTATATGCAAGACGGAGTAACACCATACTTCCCGGAATACAAAGCAAAAAATAAAGAAAGGTTTTGGATAGATGGATATGTCGCAGGAAAAACACCACACTTAACTTTAATGTATGGATTTCTAAATGAAGCAAAAAGTTATCAAAAACATATAGAAATTTTACTAAAAGATTGGAAGTGTGAAGATGTAGAAATTGAAGATATAAGTTATTTTAATAGTCCATACGAAGACGAAGAATACTACTGTGTTGTAGCTAAGGTTAAGCAAACACCAGAATTGATAGAGGGAAACGAGAGAATGAAGTTTCTGCCACACCTGAATACATTCATGGGATATAAACCACACATAACGATTGCTTATATTATAAAAGATGATAGTATCAGAGATCATTTTATAGAGCATCTTAAAAAAGAGTTAGTTGGTAAAAAATTAAAAGTAACTGGAATAAATTATGGGGGAAACAAATAAAAGAGAGTGGCTTATCTGGAGCATAGAACATACAGGATGGTGGAGACCGAACCAACGTGGATACACAACAAGTCGCGAGTCCGCAGGAAGGTACACCGAAGAAGAAGCAAAGAGAATAGTAAAGGGAGCGAACATAGGAAATCGTGACGTGCCAAACGAAGCGATGATCGAAGTATAAATATATGATAGACACAACTTCACCAGAATTCATAAAAAATAAAATGAAGGAGCTACACTCCGAACTGGGGAATCTCCAAACGTATCTCGGATACAAAGCATTTACGAATCAAACTATTGCCGACAAAGACGAGTATGATATAATAAATCAAGTAGCCGAGATATGTGAGAGAGAAGTAGAATACTTACAGAGAATGATCCACAACAAAGAAATAGATAAGGCGGTAGCAAGGAATGTTAAATAGACCCCTGCACACAAGTTTGTCCCATCGTTTATATAGATTTCCGATGAAGGCATTCGACCCTTGTGTGTATGGGCCTTTTAAACACAGGAAACGGTCCCAAGAAATATGGGGCAGCGCACAATAGCTCAACGGAAGAGCAACGGCCACCGGGGTAAAACCTAGAGTAAAGGTGGAACTACCGGAGACCGCAGATCGTCACTGCACTGCGCACACTACCTAAAAAGTAGTACAGAGAACAGGAACTCTGTTCCTTGCATAAGGAAGCATATGTAGCTCAGCGGTAGAGCAATGGGAGGGAAACACCCAACGCGCAGGTTCGAATCCTGCCATATGCGAATGGGAATACCAATGACAAAAAAACTATACATAGTCGTCAAAAAGGATAGACCAAAAATCTACCCTGGAGAGATATATGAGAAAGAAGATCTAAAAGATTTGGCGATAGATAGAGATGAGGAAATTTATCAGGTCGAAGTAAAAGTAATTAAGGAAATAAAGATATGATAAAAAAACAATGCACAGGCGCACATTGCAGATGTATGGATAAGAACTGTACAAATATGCACTACTACGAATGCCCGATACATAATCCCTCATACGGAGTAACACCAGAGACAAAAGAAAATCTTCTAGTAGAAAAACTCGCAGAGCTAGAACACGAACAATGGATGGAATGGTCCAAACACATAGCAGGAAGAGAATCAATATCAGAAGGAAGATACCAGAGATGGTGTAAACAATGGATACCATACAAAGACTTAACCGAAGAAGAAAAGGAACAAGATAGGAAGTATGCAAGAAAGGTCCTAGAAATTATCAATAAGCAATAACAACCATATGAAAAAAGAAGGGAGAACCAAGTTAAAGGTCTTGGCCCCAACCACTGGAAAAGGGAGTGAAGATGAAAAAAAACAGGAAGAAAAGAAATCATCTTCACCGAAGAAAATAACCGGCGGAAAGAACTACAAACCGAAAGGTGTAGGAATCGGGGGAAAGAGAGAAGGAGCAGGTAGAAAGACCAAGGATGAAAAACTTGGCAAAATACTTGGCGTCTCGGAAACCCTAGAACAGCATCTAATCGAAGAAGTAGAAGTAACCGAACTGAACGTAAACACAGGAGCCAGGATATCAACAAAGAAGCCAACACTCCGCGCAATACTAGACATGCTCCGATACCAAGCACTAAAGAAATCAGACGTGAGGGCAGCAAAAGAATACTTGGACCGAACAGTGGGTCGAGCAAAGCAGCACATAGACGTGAAGACAGAAGAGATAGTGACTGAAGCAGAACAGAGAGTCCCTACTCTAGCGGAACAGAAAGCTGCTAATGCATATTACGAAACGCTTGAAGCCTTCGAGGAGATGGATAGCGAAGACGAAGATGATGAATAACGAAGATAAAATAGCAACAAGCACACTCGGATGGATAAAAGAAAAGAAGATTGTAAACGAGAAAGGAATGCCAGTGAAGCTAAGCAAGAAAGATAATCACTTCTTCCTCCGAGATTTATATATAGACACAAGCCAGGAGATAGCGGTCCAGAAACCATCACAGGCGGGAGTATCAACCTGGGCAATACTGTCAGAGATACACGACGCGAAATACTGGGGCATAAACCAAATACATACATTGCCAACATTGGGAGACGTTACGAAGTTCGTGCCATCAAAGGTCAACGAAATCATAAAGAGAAACGTAACCATCAAGGCGATGATGAAAGGAAACAAAGAAATCGATGCCGTGAGTCAGAAACAATTCGGAAAAGGATTTTTATACTACAAAGGAACACACTCAGAGAGTGACTCACTCATGCTGACAAGTGATAGGAATACATACGATGAGCTAGACAAAAGTGACATGTCACAAATCGGGATATTCCATTCACGTCAGGAAGGATCGGAATCATTAAGACAGAAAAGATACATCTCAACACCCACAGTCCCGAACTACGGAATCAATAAAGTCATCCAGGAGAGCGACCAGAAGCACTGGAGATTCCAATGCAACAAATGCAAAGCAGAACAGCACATGCAATGGCCGGAGAACGTAGACATGGAAAAGAAAATATACATCTGTAGTAAATGCCACGAGAAGCTATCAAAGAAAGCAATCAGAAACGGAAAGTGGAAAGCACGATACCCAGATAAAAAGATATCAGGCTACCTACTAACACAGATGATATTCCCATGGATAAGCGCAAAGGACCTAGTGGACTACTACGAGAATGCAAAGAATGGAAAGCAGGGATTCACGATGGAATACTTCTACAACCACAAGCTAGGACTTCCATACGTATCAAGCGAGTCACGAATCGGCAAGGACCTAATACTAAGAAACCTAACAAGCCAGGAACACACGGAGACAAACTCATGTATGGGAGTAGACGTCCAGGAAAGAGAGCTATACCTACACATAGGAAACGATGAAGGAATCTACGTAATCGGCCGAGTGCAGGATGATGTGGAATACCTAGAGAGCCAAGGCAAGCGAGGAAAAGGCAAGTGGGAGCGTTGGGCAGAGCTAATGGAAGTATATGACGTTAGGTACTGCGTGATAGACGGGGGTTATAAGCCCCAGGACTCGCTCACAGCAGCGAAAAGGTTCCCAGGCAGAGTTTGGGTCAACTGGTACAAAGACGACCCCAAGAGAGTGAAAACAATCAGATGGAGTGACGAAGACTTCACAGGCGCACAGAAGGACTTCGAAGAGGAAGTAACGGTCCTCACAACCAGAGACAGTATCATTGACCAGACACTAGAGGACCTGAAGCACGGACGAATACGCTTCTTCTACGGACCACATGATGAAGCTGTAAAGATGCTGATAGACCACGTGGAAACTACATACGCGAGAACAGTAACAGACAGACTAGGGATAGCATCACGCGAATGGGTATCAACAGGTAAGGATGACTTGCTTCACGCACTAATATATTATAAAATAGCAAAAGAAAGAAAAGCTAAAAGTGAAGCATAATTGCTTTACAAAAAACATTACTAATAATATAATATAAACATATGGCAGAAAAAACAGAAATCGAAACTAGGCCAGACTCAAAGCTTCCTGATCAGGAAGCTGTAAGTTTGGAAACTCAAGATACTGTTGAAGAAAAAGAACAGAAGCTCGTGTCATTGTGGAAGACAAGATTCGACAAGGCCGAGACATTCCGCAAGCCATACATCGAACGAAACATTCGCATGTATAAACTCTACAGAGCATACCGTGATGCAATCAACTATGCATACGGTACTTCACTGATGCCACCAACAGGATTTGAAATAATTGAAACAGTAAAACCAAGACTAGCGAGTGCAGAAATAAAAGTAAACATCTATCCGAAAGGAGAAGAAAACATTGACAGTCCATCCATAGAAAAATGGGATGACTTAGTCGCATACGGATTACAGGTGGCAAAGTTTGACGATAAGAAAATACAATGGATAAACGCAGCACTGATGTACGGAAACGGAACACTGCAATTCTCATGGGATGGAGATGGAAAAACAGGAGACCCATACATTGAGAATGTAGACAACTTCCTATTGTACGTAGATCCTCAAGCGATGAATAGACTAGATGGAAGTAGATGGGAAATAAAGCAAGCATTCAAATCAAAAGCAGTCATCGAGAAAGCAGAGAAGGCACGCGGAGAAAGTCCACTCTATGAAATACAAGAAGAAGTAGATGGAGAATTAAAAACAATACCACTCATCAAATCAAAGAAATGGAAAGAGATAACAGATGATGCGGTCCCTGCAGATGATCCACGAAGACAAAGATACGAAATCAATACAAAGAAAATGGGGCAGATAGATGACGGTAGCATAAAGGGCCAGGCAAGAGATGCGGGACC